TAGTTTGTTCAAAAGATCGAGCATCTTTTATGTATTCTCTATAAGGTTTAATTCTTTGTCCTTTTAAATTATTTGATATACCTTTTAACGCCGCGTTACTAGTTTTGATTTTATTAACATATTCAACATAATTATTCTTACCACCTACTATTAATTTACGGTTACGTCTAACCATATCTCTAACTTCACTTGGATTATCAAACTTTAATTTACCCTTACCTTTGTTTTCACCATACATTAAATGATTTAATCTATTAGTAACACTTTGAGTATTAGCTTCTTTACCTTTAATACCTAATGCTTTTAAATTACCACGTTTAGCTAATTCAAGTTGTCTAGCTGATATATTATCAGGTAACGTTACAGGGTTATTTTCGTTTAAACCATAGTAACTTGTTTCATATTTAGGTTTAGTAGCTACAGTTATTGCAGGTTTAGTTACTGATTTACCTTTACCTTTTAATGCTAAATAACCTAATCCTCCTGCAACTGCTAATCCACCAACACCAATTGCAGCATTACGTAAACCTCTACTTTTACGTTTAGTACGATCTCTACCTCTACCATAGTTACTTAAATTGACATCATTTAAAATAAACATATTTAATCACTTATTAATTATCCTCATTATAAGTTAGTTACCTAATTCAGTGTTAACTCTACGAAGAGTATCATGAAGTCCCTTAATCCATTTATCACTTTCATTATTAAGTTGTTTAGAGAACTCCTTAACATCAGCACTCCCCTTAACTTCAATATTAGTAGTTGGATTAAAGTTAATAACTACATCTTTACTTAACTTAGTATTACTTGATTTAGATTTACCACCACTTGAATCAAAGTTAGTTCTCTCTAAATTGATATTACTATTAGGGTAAGAAAATAAGTTAGTTAATCTATCATTACTGAAGTTAATACGAGTGTTATCTAACTCACGTCTATCTCTACTTAGATTATTCATTAATGCTCGATAAATGGCACGATCATCAGCCGTAGTAAATGTAGATTTAGCAACTGCAATTGTCTTATCTTGAGTTTCATTACGTTGTTTATTATCTAATGCAGCCTTTTGAATAGTATTACTATATCTATTTAATTCTGCTTGTTGTTCTAATATAGGACGTTCTTCTAACTTAGCTTGATATGCAAACTTCTTAGCATCTAATGTTGCTAATGATTCTTTCTTCTCTTCATCAGTAGCAGTTCTACTCTCTAATACTTTAGCTGTTTCAGCTTCTTGTACTTTAAGTTCTGCTGCTAATTTCTTTTCGGCACTCTTTTGATCTAACTCACTTTTAATTAGAGCTAGTTCATTCATCTTAATTTGAATAGCTAATATGTCACGTTCTATTTGATGTTTTTTATCAAGGTTAAGTAACTCTTGTTTAGCAGCTTGTTCTGCTAACTTACGTTTCTGATGATCACTTACTGCTAATCCCTCAGCCATCTTAAACATACGTTGTGTGTTATCTAAATTCTGTTGTTCTAATTCAGCTTGTTTATTAAGTAGGTCTAATCGCATTTGATAGTTCTTAACTTGTAGATCACCAGCTAACTGCATTTTATTAGCATTAGTTTCTGCAACTGTAGCTTCTAGTTTCGCCATTTGTGCAATCTTCTCATACTTAGCTAATTTCTCATTTTGTTTAGCTATCTCTAGATCGAGCAATCCACCTTCTCTACCTATACGTTGTCTAATCTCTAGTTCTCTAGTTGCATTACTATTAATATCACTTTGATTACGTTTAGTTACACCTAGTAACTCATTCTGTTTAGTGATAGCTAATTGTTCTTGTTTATTAGCATCTAACTTAATTTTAATTGCATCTATATCTTCTTTATTTCTCTTCTGTTTAATAGCTTTCTCTAACTCAAGTTGTATTAACTTACTATTATTATTAGCATCATTGCGCCGACTATCTAACTCTATTTGTTGTTTCTGCAATGATAATTCAATTAACTTCTGTTGATTAATTAAACTACGTTGTTCAGCAGCATCTGTAACTACACGATTAGATTCGCGCAGTTGAGCTATCTTAGTTTCAATAGCAGCACGTTTCTCAATATCGTTAGTTACTTTAAGTGAGTTAGTTAATCGCGTATTTTCATTTTCAAGTGTAGATGATGTTAACTTATTACGACTATCTATTATCTTATTCTCTTCGTTAAGTGATGCTACATTATTATCAATGGTGTTAGTTAACTCACGGTAAGTTAACTTAGTTCTATTCGCGGCATTTTCAATTAACTTATTACGTTTAGCGAATTCACGTTCTAAACTATCAGTTACTATCTTCTGATAATCTAACTGTAGATTAAGTAATTGATTCTGTATTTCCGTCTGTTTAACTTTATCATGTTTAATTAAATTAAGTTGTTCATTAAGAGATAGTTGTTTATTTAGTATCTCCTTTTTTCTTACCACATCTATATCTCTGATAGATTGTTCTTCAGTAGTTAAGAACTTACTTCTATTCAAAGCAACTAAAGCTTGTTCTTTATCTAATGCTACTTGTTGTTGTTTAAATCTCTCATCTAATTCAGCTTTAAGACTATCACGTTGTTGTGCAGCTAATTGTTGTTGTAGTAACCGAAGTTTAGCAGCATCTAATTTCTTCTGATCTACTCCAGCACTATCTTTAGTAAACTCAATTAATTGTTTCTGATTATTAATTTCCTCTTGTAATTTAGCGGCATTTAACTTACGTATTGCAGCATTAGTTTCCTTAGTTGCTGTAACTCCACTATCTAACATAGCCCGTCGAGTTTCACCTTCTAAGTTAAGTAAGTCTATTGTTACTTTACTTCCATCTTTCATGTAACCTATAGCTTGGTTAATTCCATTAATATAATCAACTATATTCATCTCTTTCTTATTAGTATCAAGTACAGATTTAAGTGTTTTAGCAGCTTCAGTTGCACTAGTACCATTAACTTGATATAGCTGATCAATACTACTAATAACTCCATTAACATTATTATCAAATTTAGTAACGTAATCAGTCATATCAGTTACGTCAATTTTAATCTTCTTATTATTAGCATCAAGATATTCACCAGTTCCATCTAATGTTGCTTTAACTTGACGACGGTATTGTTCTAAGTCAGTTTGCGCCAATCTAAGACCCTTTTTCATTCTAGTTTGAAGTGCGTTAGATCCTTTATCATCATCTGTTGTAGTGCTACCTTCTTCTATTTTCAGATTATTATCTAATACGCGCTTTAATAATATATTCTGTTGAGTTTGATATTCAATTCGCGCCTTATCCACTTCTTTTTTCTTACTTAATTCATCTTTGAGTTTATCATTAGCTGCAATTAATACCTTACGATGATTATCTAATTGTTTCTCTTGTTCACTAGCTTGTTCATCTTGTTTATCACCAAGAGCATCAAAGTTTTTAAGTTGTTCGCTAACTGCTTTAATTCTAGTTTCATTAGCCGATATTTCATTCTCAGTTTGTTTAGTTATTACTTTAGCTTTATTATCAATTCGTGCAATATCATCAGCATTGAGTATTTTACCGGCTTTAATCAATTTATCAATATCTTCAAAACCACTTAATCCAGATTGAAGTTCTTTAGTTGATTTAGTTAAATTAATTATTGAAGTTTGTGTACTTGCAGATGCTTTATCTATTTCACCTAAAACTGGTAGTATCTGATCTGCTCTAAAATCATTAAATACTTTATCAAGTAATTTAAATGGTATAAGTAAGTTTGTTTTAATTGCATCATAAATAAATCCAAATATTCCAATTGATTTACTTAGAAACCAATCTAATCCTTTAACTGCACTACTTATACCATTACCAATTGCATTAAATACTTTACTCCACGAACTCTCATATTCATCATTCTCTTTCTTACCTGATTTAATATTATCTTTTAATTTCTGTAATCTATCTTGTTCTACTTTAGTTAATTGTTTATTAGCATCTAATTTATCTAATGTAGTTATTAAATTAATCTTCTCTTGTTTATCTACTTTAACTAATTCTTCGTTAAGTTTTTTAACTTGTGCCGTTGTACCGAAGAACGCATCATAACCAATTGTAGCTATTAAACCTAATGCTATTGCTATAGGTGCTAATGCTAATGCAAATGGAGCTAACTTAAGATAAAGTGCTGTAAGTTGAGCATTAATCATACCTAATGCTGCGGTTGCTGTAGCTCCTACAAATGTAAATGCCGCAGTAGTAGTTGCAGCAAATCCAGTTATAGCACCAGCAGTAAATGTAGATGCTCCAGCTAAACTAGTGATGTCATAGAATAGTATTTTAGTTAACGTACTATTCTTAATGTAACTAGCACCTAATACTGTTTGTACTTTAATTAGATTACCATCAGCAACTTGTTCTGCTAATGATGCTGCTATCTTAAGTTGTCTAACTTCTGCATTACCAGCGATAATAGCAGTTTGAGTTGTAGTTGCTAACGTTGCATATTCAGTTGATTTAGTTTGTAGGAACTCTGCACGTTGTAAGAAAACAGAAGCGTTGGCAGAATCAACTTTAGCTTTAGTTCTTAATAACTCAGCAGCAGTAGATAACTTAACTGCTTTCTCATTATATATAGTTAAGTTAGTTTGTAATTCTTCAATTGCTAATTGTTTAGTAACTATAACACTAAGTCTTTCCTTAGCTGCAAGTCTAGTTGAATCAAGTGCGAGTTCTGATGTTACTAATGCTTTAGTTGCATCACCATACTTAACGTTATTTACGTTAATTAACTCTTGTAGTTGTTGTTGTTCATCAAGTGAATTAGTTAATTGATTATTAAGTAGTATTGATTCCTTCTGTAATGCAACAGTATTAGAACCACCTAATTTAAGATCATCTTCGACCTTAATTAATTTAGTTTTAATGTCAAGTTGTTTAGCATTAGATATCTCTAACTCATCTAATAGTTGTAGACCTTCTTGTTTAATAGAGTTAGCAGTAGCTTCAGCATCTTTAAATTTAGCAGTTGCTTTAATAACTCCATTAACTTTATCTACTTGACTATCAAGTATCTTATTTCTACCATCTAATGTTTTGTTTAATTCACCTACGTTAAGTTCATATTGTTTCTCTAAACCAACTAGTTGTTTAAGGTTAGTTAATCTATCACCTTCTCCAGTAAATACAGCTTTAAGCAATTCACCCCTAGTTTTAGTAACTGTATTTAATTCAGTTTGTATTAATAGATGTGATTGATCAAATCCCATTAACTGTTTAATTACTGGAACTAATCCTGCTTTAGTTTTAATTAATCCATTAATTAAGTTAAATTGTTCACCTATAGTTCCATTCATGAACATCATGGTTACTCTCCAACCTTGATATGCTAAGAATGCCTGAGTTACAGTTCCCGTTAATATACCAATAGTATCAGTTACTTTATTGAACGCCAGTTGACCTAATAATATTGATGCTATAGTTTGTTTCATTTCTGGACTAATACCAGACAATGTTTTAGTGAATACATCTAATGCTTTAACTCCAGTATCAAAGAATGGAGCTAACTGTTCACCAAATTGTATGAATTGTTCAGTTATTCTATTTACAATTGCATCAAATGATTCAGCTTGATTATTTAATTTAATGTTAAATACTTCATCAAGGGTTTTACGTGCAGATTCACCTGTTTTAACTATTGCTCTTAATCCACCTTTATCATCAGCTAAGTTGTCTTCTAACTGTTGAGCATTATTAGCTGCTAATGCTAAGAACGCATTATAAGCAGTAGAATCTGCTAATACTTCACGAATTACTTCAACGTTACCTTTAGCTGCTACATTTAAATCTTGTATCGCTTTAGTAAGACCTTTAGTTTTAATTTCACTAATGTCAAATTTAATTGGTTTATCACTTTCATCACGTAACTCTCTCAATGCCGCAGCAGCTTGAGGAGTCTTAGTAATGATAGCTCTAGAAAGTGATTCAATACCAGTTAATGCACTAGGTGTATCAAAACCTTTAAGTGTTAATGCTGCAACTGCTCCCGCCAATTCTTCTAGTTTAATTTTAGCTGCGTTTGCCGTTACTGAAGCTTGTGCAAAACCATTAGCTAATTCAGGCATCGTTGTGATACCTAATTGAATCGTTTTATTTAATACGGCACTTACTTTAGTTGCATCTCCAGCACTAAGGTTATATGCACGTATTGTTTGCGTTAATACTTTCATGGTGGCGGATGTATCTGCTCCACCAGCTTTAGCAAGTTTAAGACCTGCTACCATTACCGATTGGTTATCAGCAGCATCAATGAATAATGCAGATGCAGCTTGATAACTAGCTCTAAGTGCATCTATACTAGTTACTGCATTCTTAAGATCACCATTAACTAACTTCTGAATGTTAGTAGATAAATTAGTAATAAATGGATCATCCTTTGGAAACAATGTAGCTACTTCTGATTTAGCTTGATTGAATCTATTGAATGTAGTTAATGCAGTTAAGCTAAATGATTCTAATGCACCACGACTTCCCAATACTGCATCTTGTAACTGAGTGAATTGAGTAATAATACTAGTGTCAAATCCACTAGCTTGCATTGCCTTGAGTCCATCATTAAATCCATCTAAGTTAGCTCTCGCATCATTAATACCAGTTCCTAGTATTGAGAATACCTTAACTACTCCAGTTACTACAAATGTCTTATTTAATAGAACATCTGTAGTACCAAGAACCTTAGTAAACTTAGCGAGATTATCCGTGTTAGTAAATAACTGTTTACCAAATGCACCTAACCCCATGTTAAGTGCCATTATCTTGAATTGTAATGAACCAACTTTCTCATTAACTTTATCAATAACTCCACTTATATTATCTTCACCTTGGAAGTTAATGTTAACGTCTTGATTATATTGATCCATTAGAACCCCATTAATTGATTTATACTTGTTTTCTTACCGTCTACGATTATCTCCTGATCTAGATCATTATTAATAACATAATCATTCCAATCTCTTTCTACTTCCTCAGCGTCTCGAACTGATGGATCTTTACGTAACTCAGTTGTCTGATTAATCAGATCATGTATCTCCAGATCATCTAGTGAGTTAACTAGTAGTAGTGCATTCTCAACACCACCATATATCTCAATTAATGCCGCTAAATCTATAGCGTAGGAACTTCTGGTTGTTCCTGTGTCATTTTTTTTATTGCTTCACCACTATCTCCTCGATAATTAAGTTGATGTAACTGACTGATGAGAGATGGCTTGTACCATGTTTCAGCTTCAATCATCTTACCGATATTAGTGTATTGAGCTATTTCTTCAGGTGTAGATGTAGTGAAGAATATATTACTTAACTGTTCTAAATTATCCTCAAGTAACTCTAACTTGACTGCTCCATCTCCAACTACTGCTAGTAATTTAGATGTAGTTTTAATTACACTCCAACACGCATCATCAGCAACACAAGCCCCGACATTAGCATTATGAGTAAGAAAAAAGTAGAGGAGTTTCTGTTGTAGTACAATTAAGTCCTTTAACTTAGTGCGAGTTACACGCTTAACTGTATCTATAGTTCCGTCACTGTATGTTATATCAAAGTTATTCATAGATTTAAATAGTAGATTATTCATCTACTATTATTACATTAATTAGTTACAACCAACCTGAATAGGTACGTAATTCCATTCATAAGGGAAACAGATACCTGGAACATCATTAATGAAGAATGGTATTTCAATTGCATCTGCCTTCGGATCAATTGTAGATCCAGAATAACTAGGTGTTACGTTATCACATTTAAAGTGAATTACTTTATTAGCCTTCGTAATTAGTAATGCACTAACTTTATGTGCGCCAACTACGTTATCACTAATACCAGTTCCAGTGAATGCTTCAGTTGTAGTTAAACTAACTGTTTCATTTGCGGTAACTAGGTTATTAGAGAACTTAACATTGAGAGATGCTCCAACTGCAAATGTATCATCTGTAGCTGCACTAAAACTCGCAATACTAACTTGAGTTAATTGAACTGAGAGATTATTACGTTGTACAGATGCTTTACTAGGAGCGTTAAGTGCAACACCATAACCTAAAAATCCAGATGCAACTGCCGCATAGTTATTCTGAGTTACTTGATAACTCTTAACTACATCTAATGTTCCAGTCTTAGCATCGAATTGATTGCCAATTTTAAATTGCAGAATCTCTGGTTGCATATAGGAATACACAACTCGCAGAACTGGCATACGTCCAGTAATGTAACTACCAGAACGAGTCATTTCACCCTGGTTATTCTGAGTTGTTTGAATCTTCTCTTCAATACCATTATCAATTACAAATCCAGTTGGAGTAGGTAGATGTAATAATGCACCATCACTTAAACGAGTTAATTTAAGATTAGCAACGCCTTTAATAGTGTCGTATAATTTACCGATTGTCATAATTAAGCCTTAACAAATAGTAGGTTGACCTTCTGTTACGTTGAAGGAGAAACGGAGGAAACTATAAATAGGAGTTCCTAACTCATTCATTAATGTTCTGTATTCACAACGTTTAGAAGTTGGTTCTATAAATACAGTTATATCATGTAATGCAAAACTAAGTACCTCATTAATATTATAATCAACCCAATTTAAATAAGGTAATAATACCTCTAGATTAGGTAACACTAATGAGTAATGAACTTGAATTGAGCTAACTCGTTTATTACTAACGCTGTATTGTGAACTCGTTCTAAATACCTTAATTAATGGGAAGTCCTGCACAGGTACATTAAACGCATCATATAAACGATAGCTATTAATAATAGGTACAGTTAACCCTTCTTCATTAGCACGTCTATTAAGTTCACGTTTAAGATAGTTAGCTATATGTCCAGTTAAGTAATCTTCATTAATCATTGTTTCAGTAACACCTTAACTATAGACTTAATTAACTCTTCATATTTAGTAGTAGGTTTAGATAACTTCTTAACTACGTTAGGAATATCTTCGTTAACTCTAAGTCGAATTGGATATCTACCACTAACTTCATCTAATATAAGTGGCGCAATATCACGATCTCTAACTGTGTAATCTCTCATCGTTTTAAATTGATTACTTAACTCAGTTAACTTATCACTGTTTATCTTCACCAGTATATATCTCCTTTACCTGTTTCATTAATAAACTCAACATCACGAAGTGCTGCTAACTTAGGTCTAGTTGTAACATACACTGCAAGTCTAGTTATAGTATCGTCGTAGTCTCGCCTATTAACTTCACCTGTTAATCTAATTGGTTGAGGTTGTGCAACTCCAACATTAGTTGCTACTGGAGGCATACCGGGAATGTATATGTTATGACCAGTAGTTAACATCGCCAGTAGACTGTATGCGTGTAACTTAGTATCTGTACTAGTTCCCGCCACATCACCGCCTAGTTGCGCCATTCCAGTTCCTATGAAATGAATACGAAGTAACTCCGCTATTACTAGATCATCAACAATAGTAGTTAATATTGCGTGATTATTGATTAGCGGTAACTCATATATCTGATTGAGTATTAAGTTAAGGAACTCTTCTTGTTGTTCTATAACTTCATTAACTAGATCATCATCAACTTCATTACTAGTAAGACTACTATATGGTGCAGATTGATATTGACTTGGTTTAATGTTAAGTCGCGCCTTCAATTTGCGCCCAATTGATTCCTTATTGCAGTAGATAGGTGTGTAGGTCATATTACTCCTTAGCTATTTTTCTAGCTGCTTTGAGGAAGTCAAGTCTCGCAGCATAATCCTTAGCACGATTAGCTAATTTAAGCCAACCACGAACTTCACGACTTATGTTAGTCCCAGTAGAGGCAATCTTTTGACCTGCTTTAACTGAATCTAGTTTATCTCTGAAACCACCTTCCTTTTTTTTCTTACGTTTGCGTTTATCTTTACCGCGTTTAAAATCTGCTGTTCTAATGACAGCATTACTCCGTTTAACATCTGTCATCAGAAACATATTACACCTTAGTTATTTCAGTTGTTTCGATTAAGTCACGTTGTTTAACTACTTGTTTCTTAACTCTCTCTGGACGATTAGCAGTACCAACATCTATTTCATCTACGTTAATTAGTTGATATGGTTCTAATGTAATCTCAATTGCTTCAAGTGATTTAACGTATGCTCCATTATCTCTAACTGCTTCTGGTAACTGACCGTAGAGATAAGTTAAGTTAGCAGGATAGATGTTACCATTACGATCCATGTATTGTTGAATTAGCGTTACTTTAGTTGTTAAGTTCATGAGTTTTCTGGTGCATCACCAGCTTGAGTTAAGAATGTATTTAAATCAATTATATTACCAATAGTTCCAGCACTTAATGATGGAGTAGTACCACCAGATGAATAAGTAGTTGCACTACCTGGAAATACATATTGTTTAGGAATAACAGTTAATGTGTTATTGAGAATATTAAGTGGAATAACGATACGTTGAACTGTTTTAACTACAGTAGTTGTATCATCCTTAGTAATAGTTAAGTTAATATCAACAATAAATTCACCTGTACCTTCAGCAATAGCACCAGTAAATGATAATGCTTTAGATAATGTAGGATTTAGTTTCTCACGGTTGAATGAAGATGAGATAGCCATAGTTGTTAAGTAGGTTGACTAGATTAATAATAACATTTAAAACAATTCTTCCACATCACTAACTGAAATAGCCCCATATCCCGCCAACTCGACAGGACTTATTAATATTTGTGCTTGATAGTTAGAGTCTGGTTGAGTTCTTTGAAGTAAAGCTAGGATTGCATCATAACTTTGTTGGTTCAACTTACCTCCACGTTTTAAAGTAGTCAGATTTCCGATAATCCAATCAGGTCTGTTTTGATTAACTGCGTCAAGTATTCTCTTGTACGCTTGAGTTTCACCTATTTCAAAAACTTCACTATCCGTAATTACATTACATACTTCCTCTAATGTTGTTGAGATAGGCACTTGTTGCTGAGGTTGAGGATTATCTACTAATGTTTTGTCGTTGAGCTTTGAAGTTAGTTCCCTAGCAGATAGTTCAGGAAACTGTGCAATTTGGATAAGCAGCCATTCTTGTTTGTTCATAGTTTAAGCCATAGGAGGAGTAAATTTAAAAGGATGGTTGCTTGGTAGATTGGGAGTTAGTTCCCATTTATGAGCTAGATAGCCCTCAAGACGTTGACGGTCTGTGGTAGAAAGGGATGAGTTGACACAAATTATTTCTGGTAATTCAAAATTACCATATTCGCCGTTATTTCCAAGTAAAGCACCTAAAGCCCATGCTGACTTTGTATTTGCTCCAGAATAAACGCTTTGTGAATTATTTACACTATTCTCAGCTAACCCATCTGTGTACCCCGTAATAACACCACTTTGTCTTATAAATTCAATAATTGACTTTTTATTTTGTACATAATCTTCGTTTGCTAAATCTAGTGACGCATTCAAATATAACCCCCAAGGCATTGCATAAGCAATTGTTCTAGAAAACAATAATTCCAAATTTCCTTCTTGGAAGTTTGTAAAAAACGCTCCTACAACTATGCCTACCTTTGATGGATTAACGGAAGGGGGGTTATAAACTAAAAATATAGACAAGTCTGCATTTCCACTAGAAAACAAAGCTGTTGATGCGATAGCAAGAGTGTCGTCTATTCCGTCAAATAAAATTCTTGGTTTGTTATTAAAACCCG